TGACCAAGTAAACTTGTCAGGCTCAACCTATGTTGCATGGAACTGGAAAGCCAATGGCTCTGGCTCAACCAACACATCAGGCTCTATCACTTCAACAGTAAGCGCAAACACTACGAGTGGGTTTAGTGTGGTGACTTATACAGGTACAGGGGCTAATGCTACTGTTGGTCATGGTCTTGGTGTTGCACCATCAATCATATTCTTTAAAAATAGAAGCGCGGTTACAAATTGGGTTGTTTATAACATTAACGCAACATCTGCGGCGGCATCAGCAAGACCAATGTATTTAAATACTGCTAATGGTGAAATTGCAAATGGCGCAATGTTTAATTACCCATCAACAAATTCAAGCACAATATTTAATATTGGTACTGATTCCACAACCAATGGTTCTGGAAATTTAATGGTTGCATATTGTTTTACTCCAATTGCTGGATATTTTGCAACGAATATCTTTACTGGTAATGGTTCTGCTGATGGCCCATTTGTGTATTGTGGGTTTAGACCAGCGTATGTGTTAATTAAAGATACAACTAACAATGGTGATTGGTTTGTTTGGGATACAGCACGAGACACATACAATGTTTCTCAATACACTTTGTTGCCTAACTCATCAGCCGCAGAAACAAGCGGAAGCGCAAACTACATAGATATTTTGTCAAATGGTTTTAAAGTTAAAGCAACAACTGCTGGCTTTAATGGCAGTACAGATAAATTCTTGTTCATGGCCTTTGCCTCTGCCCCATTTAAATTCTCCCTCGCACGATAGGACTCAATATGTACGCACTTGTAACCCCCAACAACGAAATCACCCAGATCGGTGAACTTCAGACGTTGTTCCCCAACGAATACCAACCAACGGCTCTGTATGCGTCACAGCATGGAGCCAAGGAAATCATTGACGGAAACCGTGAAGATGAACGCTTCTATTGGGTAACCTTTGGTAGCTACTCTGTTGGTGACACCTACGTCACACGCAACTACGTCAACACTCCCAAGGCTTTGGAAGATGTGACTGAAACGCCCGAAGGCGCAACAGAACCCATCACAACCAAGGGTCTGAAGTCACAGTACATAGCTCAGTTTAAACACACCGCAAACACCTTGCTTCAATCAACTGACTGGATGGTGATCCGCAAGGCAGAGCGTAACGTAGACATTCCTGCTGACGTAGCGACTAAACGTGCGGCTATTCTTGCTGAATGTGACCGCTTGACTGCGGCAGTAACTGCGGCTACTGATATGCCATCATTCATCACGGCAGTGCAATCTGCCAACTGGAGCTAATCCATGTCGGCTAACCTTGGTGGTTACATATCGGCTACCTTTAACCCGCTGACCAGCGGAGTCACTGCTACGGTTGAATATCTAGTGGTCGCTGGTGGGGGTTCTGGTGGTGGTCAAAATGCTAATTACCCGCCCGGTGCTGGTGGCGGCGCAGGTGGATTATTAACTGCGGCTAATTTTTCTGTTGCAACTGGCTCTTCTTTAACTGTAACTGTAGGTGCTGGCGGTGCAATTCCCGGCTCTCCATATTTAGGTGGTAGTGGTTCTAATTCTGTCTTTAGTTCAATTACTGCTACAGGTGGCGGTGGCGGGGGTAGTAACGGCAGTACATCAGGCGCTTCTGGTGGCTCTGGCGGCGGTGCTTTTTATACTGGTACTGGCGGTGCAGGAACTTCTGGACAAGGCTTTGCTGGTGGTAATGGCGGTGGCGGTTCAGGATTTTCAGCAAGTGGCGGTGGTGGTTCAGGTTCTGTGGGTCAAGTATGCGTAGATGCAGTTGGCATTGGTAACGGAGGCACAGGAACTTGCTCAACCATAGATGGCACGAGACGATTCTTTGCTGGTGGTGGAGGTGGCGGTATAACCACTACTTATGGCCCTACGCAAACAGGATTAGGTGGTGCGGGTGGAGGCGGTAATGGCGCTATTTCAACATCTTCTGCGGCAACAACATCTAGCGGTGCGGGAACTTCTGGAACAGGCGGCGGTGGTGGTGGTGGCGCTCCTTACAATGCACCCGGTGCTGGCGGCTCTGGTATCGTAATCATTCGTTACCCTGCTAACTGCGCTCCTCCTACTTCCACTACAGGCAACCCTCAGATAAACTACGCTGATGGATACCAAATCTACACTTGGACATCTAACGGAACTGTAACTTTCTAAAGGAAATTAACATGGCACATTTTGCTAAAGTCATCAACGGCATCGTCACAGAAGTTAATGTGGTCGATTGGGAAACGCTGAATCAAGAAGGTCATCCTTGGGGCGATCCATCATTGTGGATTCAGACCAGCTACAACACTCAAGGTGGTCAGCATCCTGAAGGTCGTCCTCTGCACAAGAACTACGCTGGCATTGGCTACACATGGGACGGCGTAGGGTTTGCGCCTCCACAACCTTTCCCAAGCTGGACTAAGAACACAAGCACATACTTGTGGGAATCCCCTGTTCCTATGCCGACAGATAACAAAATGTACCGCTGGGACGAAGCTACAACATCATGGGTTGAAGTAACTCAAGGAGCCTGACATGGCGCAACTCTCAGGGATGTGGACACTCTCGCAGGTGTCCCAAGCCGTTAAAGACAATAACTGGACTGGCATCCCTGCCCAGAATGTGGAGTACTTGGTCGTTGCTGGCGGAGGCGGTGGTGGTGGATATGCTGGCGGTGGCGGTGGAGGTGCTGGTGGACTTCGCGCAGGTTTTGTAGGAATAACTACTGGCTCATCAATTACTGTAACTGTTGGCGGCGGAGGCACTGGTGGTTCTACATCAAATGCAGGTTCATCTGGATCAAACTCTGTTTTAGGCAACATAACGTCTACTGGCGGTGGCGGTGGATCGGGTAATTCTGTAGCACCTTTATCTGGCGGTTCAGGTGGTGGCGGTCGATATGACACAAGTGTTGCTGGTGCTTCTGGAATCTCTGGGCAAGGTAATGCTGGAGGAAATGGGTGGACTGAGCCAAGTTACGGCTCTGGAGGCGGAGGTGGCGGAGCAGGAACTGTTGGTTTAAACGCCGCAAGAGGGGTTGGCGCAAATGGCGGTGCGGGTATTGCAAGTTCTATTTCTGGAACGGTAACTACATACGCTGGTGGTGGGGGAGGTGCAAGCCAAGGCTCAACCGCTGGGTCAGGAGGCGCTGGTGGTGGTGGCGCGGCTGAACCAAGTGGCGGAGGAAGCGCGGGGGCTGGAACTGCAAACACAGGCGGTGGTGGCGGAGGCGCATACAACAATAGCGGCGGCACAGGCGGTAGCGGTATCGTCATCATTCGTTATCCAGACTCATTTGCCGCCGCATCAAGCACAACAGGTTCACCAACGATCACTGTGTCTGGTGGATTCAGAATTTACAAGTGGACGAGTTCAGGCTCGATCACGTTCTAACCATGTATGCGCTGGCTCCTTCTGTTACTGCTGTTGGGGCTAGTTGGAGCCGTAGCCAAGAATGGCTGTCATGTGCGCGAGTTCTACGGGATTGGCTACACCATCCACAACCCATCCGAGCGCCATCAGCAAATGATTCAGTGGCTCAAAAACAATGCGCAATATTGCAAAGCCAGCGACTACGTGGTTATCTGGAACAATTTGGCAGAGTGGGCGGGTACAGCCGACTCAGCAGAAACCAGAGGACTAATTATTCATGGGTACAAAGAGGCACTTGAGCGTGAAAAGAAATGATTCCGCCAATCCACAAGTGGTATCCCATGGTTCAACCGGGAGGCGACCCAACCAAGACAGACGCGCTAGAACGCAGGGCAGAACGCTTGACTGAAGAATATGCACAAGCCCTGAAGATGAAAAAAGTAAAGGACAAAATTGATGATCTTGAGTTTGAGTTGTATGTAAAAAAGGCAGAACGCAACCAACTTAGCCTTGAGATTTTTACTAACCGCAAGCTGGACATTTATGTATGAACGAGAACCCAGACGTAGTAGGTAAATTGACATACTCTGTAACCCTAATGGTAGCTTCCACGCTTTGCTTGTCGGTGCTGGGTATGGTTGCCGCTTTCCTGCTCGGTTTATGGGCCAAGGAAGTGGACAACGCAGAGATATTTAGTATGCTCCACCCAGCTTTCCAAACCATCATTGGCGGCTTCATTGGCCTGTTGGCGGGGGTCAAGCTCTCACACGGCGACAGCCATCACAAATGTAAACACTGCGGAGAATAACTATGTTAGACATTCTTTCTGGGGGCTTATTAGGCTCCATCTTTGGCGGCGTGTTCCGTCTGGCTCCTGAAGTGCTGAAGTTCTTTGACAAAAAGAATGAGCGCCAACATGAACTGAATATGTTTGCCCGTCAGTGCGAATTAGAGCAAATGCGCGGTCAGCAGAAGTTGGCTGAGATTGGCGCACAGCGTGAAGCCGCAGTAGATGTTGGAGTCATGGATGCGTTTAACTCTGCAATTCAACAGCAGGCCGAAATGGTTAAATCCGCAGGCGGTTGGGCGGCTAGTCTGTCTGCATCTGTTCGTCCTGTGGTCACATACTGGATTTTGCTAATCTGGACGTTTATTCACATCTGGTATGCGTGGTCAAGCATGAACTCAGGGCTTGATGCAACTGAAGTGTTTAAACTGTTCATGTCGCCTGACTTCTCAGCGTTGCTTGGCGGGACAATAAATTTCTGGTTTTTAGACCGTACTTTGGCTAAACGTGGGCTATGAACCTAGAGATAGCCGCCAGTCTGTGCCGTCAGTTTGAGGGCTTTAGGTCTAAGCCGTACCTGTGTCCGGCTGGCATTCCTACGATTGGTTATGGCTCTACCTACTACGCAGACAAACGCAAGGTAACGCTAGAAGACCCACCGATGGACGAACCCACGGCACGGGCGCTTCTAATGATTGAGTTGGAGCATACGTACTTACCCGGTGTTCTGCGTAACTGCCCCGGCTTGATTACAGATGAGCGCAAGTGCAATGCCATCGTGGATTTTTGTTATAACTTGGGCACTGGACGCTTGCAGACTTCCACGTTAAAGAGGAAAATCAACGCCAATGATTGGGAAGGGGCAAAAGAACAACTGATGCTCTGGACTAAGGGTGGCGGTAAGGTACTGCCGGGTCTGTTTAAACGCCGCACGGCTGAGTGCGCTTTGTTGGATTAACCGATGGCACTTAAGAAACTTGCATTGAAGCCGGGAGTGAACCGGGAAAATACCCGCTACACAAACGAAGGCGGTTGGTTTGAGTCCGACAAAGTGCGGTTTCGCCAAGGCACACCTGAAAAGTTAGGTGGCTGGGCACGTATTTCCGTGTCCTCTTTTTTGGGTATATGCCGTTCTTTGTGGAACTTCATTACCCTGTCCAACCTTAACCTGTTGGGTATTGGCACTAACTTAAAGTTTTACCTTGAAAACGGTGGTAACTATTACGACATTACCCCAATCCGAACTGCGGCTGTCTTAAGCAACCCGTTTAAAACAACCAATACAAGTACTACAGTTACTGTTACGCACACGGCTCATGGGGCGGCAAACGGCGACTTTGTAACTTACAGCAACGTTGCAACGGTAGGTGGTTTAAACCTAAATGGTGAATTCCAGATTACTCTGGTTGATGCCAACACATACACCATTACGTCATCCACTGCGGCTACATCTACAGTAGCGGCAGGCGGCGGCACGACTGTCAGCGCAGTCTATCAAATTAACGTAGGTCTGGCTTACGAAACTCCTTTGACTGGCTGGGGTGCTGGCACTTGGGGTGCAGGAACATGGGGTTATGGCGGTACATCTACATCAGCTTTGCGTCTGTGGAGCCAGTCTAACTTTGGTGAAGACCTAGTTATTGGTTTTCGTGGTGGCCCAATTTATTACTGGGATGCCAACTTTGGCGTATCCCCAGCTACGTTTACAGTGACTATCGCCAGCCCTGCGGTAGTTACTTCTACGATTAGCTTGCTAGAAAATACGCCCGTCATCATTACCAACTCAGGTTATCCATCTGCCTTGCCTACAGGCTTGTCTGTGGGTACTACGTACTATGTTAAAGGCACTGGCGGCACAACATTTAACCTGTCACTGACACCCGGAGGTGCGGCTATAAACACCTCTGGTTCTCAGTCTGGAACGCACTACATCATGCCTAACGCAGTGCCTGTAACGTCTTTGTACGGGGCTTCTAACGTCCCAATCATTCAGAATTTTCTGTATGTGTCTGATATTAGCCGTTTTGTTTTTGCTATGGGCACAAATGATATTGGATCCACCATCCAAGACCCAATGCTTATTCGTTGGTCAGACCAAGAATCTGTAGTTGAATGGACTCCATCGGCCACAAACCAAGCCGGTAGCGTCAGACTGTCTCACGGCTCAAGCATCATTACAGCTATCCAAACCCGTCAGGAGATTGTGGTTTGGTCTGATGCCGCCGTGTATTCTTTGCAATACATTGGTGCTCCAGTGGTTTGGTCTAGTCAGCTATTGGGTGACAACATATCTATTCTGAGCCAAAACGCAGTGGCTCAAGCATCTGGCGTGGTTTATTGGATGGGCGTGGATAAGTTCTATATGTACGATGGTCGTATCAATACTCTGAACTGCGATCTGCGTAAATTCATCTATCAAGACATTAACCTTGGCCAAGGCCAACAAGTATTTGCAAGCACCAACGAAGGCTTCAATGAAGTCTGGTTCTTCTATTGCTCTGCCAATAGCTCTACAGTTGACCGTTATGTGGTTTACAACTACGTTGAGCCTAACCCCGCAGG